TTGGTTCAGTAGGCTATTAAAAAATATTCCCATTGGGCTGCGGTGTGTGCGGTTCAGTAGGCCATTAAAAAATATTCCCATTGGGTCGTCGTTGCAACGAGTTGTGTGATAGATTGCTGGGATTGGTGGAGAGCAGTTAGATGGACTGTAGCTAAAGGACTGCTGTATGTGTATTTACGAAACTTGTTTGTTAGACTACCGAATTTCTTTGGGGTGGATGTGTGTTTTTGAAAATAAATTAAAAAAATATAAATGTATGATGGGCTAGTGAGTTAGGTGGTGTTTACGGTGATTTGGGAAGACGAATTTGCTTGACTTTTTGGATTGCCGTAATACAATCGAACCACGGCGAAGCGGTGTTGTGGTGAGATTGTGTTATAATTTGCCAATTAGAAGTAGCTACATAAATGTCCCACATGGCTACTGCGTAAAAATTGGCAGAAGCCCGGCTGGCAAGCCATGTCTAGAAATAAGTGAGTAGGTGAAGCAAGTAAAAGTGAGGTTTGCTGAATGATTTATGTTGACTATCTTAGGTTGGTTGGTAGAGATTGGGATATGGATTTGAGGCAATTTGAGAATGACCGGCGGAAATACGTCGAGGACGAGGATGAGAAGCGTGAGAAGAAAAGCGTTAACCGTTGGTGTGCTCCTGAGCATCGGCGGATAGCAGTTAGCATGGAGAGAGACGTAAAGGGCAACCTGCTCCTTAAATGGCGGGGATTGTGGGATAAACCGAAAGGAATGAAATGAGCGACGAACCAGAGGCAGAGTTGCCGACTATGAAGCAACTGCGCAAGCAGGTGGCAAAGTCGATTAAGGACAAAGCTATGGGTGCTACCAATCGGCTTATTGAGAAGAATAATCCTAAGCTGGCCTTGCAGATCATTGAGGAGTATTCCAACACGGGTTCGCCGCGCCATGTTTCGCAGAAGTTTGGTGTGGACAAGATGACGGTTCAGCGCATTGCGCGGGATCACAAGGAGGTTATTGGCACTTGGCGTGAGTATGCGGCTGGCGAGGCTTTCTTGCTAAAGGCCAGGTCGCAGGCGTTGCTTCACCGCAAGTTTGACATGATGGAGGATGACGAGGAGCAGGTGAAGAAGACGAACATTCGTGACATTGCCCAGGCGGTCAGCTTGATGAGCGAAGGCTACCAGAACTCCATTGGCGAAGGCCCGAAGGCTGGTATCACTGTGAATGTTGGGCCTACGTTTGAGGATGTGCAGAAGCACTTGGAGGAGCTGAGGGCTAAGATTGCGGGAAAGTCTATGCGTGTTGTGACGGAACCACCAATTGACCTTTGATGATGATTCCTGACTATCTGAATAAGCGAAACCCTCCACAGCCTCCGGCTCCGACTGAGTTAAAGCCAATTATTCCACAGTTTGGCATTGGCGAGTGCGTAGTCTTCAAGGACGGCACTACGGCAGTTCTCTACGTTACGGGAATTGTGATTCGTGGAGCAGGACTTTTTACCTATCTTGTGAGCGAGCATGGTGGCGAGATGGAAGTAAGGGACTTTGAGATTTGCTCCTACGATAGCTTGCCTGATGCTGATGAGGAGGACGACGAGTAATGCTTAGCTGGGCGCGTCATTGCATACTAAAGGCTCCTACGGACGAGGAGCAGCTTCTAATGGAACCAGCAGACTTGCTGGCCTATTGGAAGAACTACCATGATGTCATCAAGCGGGCAGAGGATGATCCCTATCGGCACGGCTTTGTGTTGGAGAACTGGCGCAGGATGAAGGAATGTTTTACGCAAGTCAATGAGGTTCTGGCACTTGGAGGCAACCGAAGCGCAAAAACGAGCGCAGGTGCATGGCTCGTAGTCAATTGCGCAATGGCAAACCCCAAAAGCCTTATCGTTTGCTTCAGCCAAAACGCCGAGTTGAGCGTCCTTGTTCAGCAAGCATCCGTCTACAAGGCATTGCCGCAAGAACTTAAACAAAAAACCCTTGGTTCCAATGAGTATATTTCCTTTACTAGCCAGAATGGATTTGCTGGTTCTGGCTTCATTCTGCCTAATGGCAGTCGTATTCTGTTCAAGACCTATTCCCAATTTAGTCAGAACAATACGGTTCTCGAAGGTATGGAACTTGGGTCGTATGAGCCTACTTCTGTCAATCTTGGAGCTTGGTGTGACGAGTATCTTGGTGGCCCTGAGCTTATCAACACTCTCGTATTCCGTCTGGCTACTCGTAACGCAAAGATGCTACTGACATTTACGCCGATTGATGGTTACACGCAAACCGTGCGTGAATACCTAGACGGCGCAAAGACGCTTGAATGGAAGAAGGCAGAGGCGTTGAACAACATCGACGTTCCCTATGTCCAGCGGGCAAAGGACAAGGATGCGGCAATCATTTACTTCCACACCAAGGACAATCCGTTTTCCGGCTATGAGCGAGTCTTAAAGGAAGCTAAGGCCAAGGACGACGAGTGGATTAAGACGCGCCTTTATGGAATCCCTACTAAAAGCATTACTAGCCTTTTTCCTCGCTTCGATGTTAAGATCAATGTGGTTAAGCACGACACGATTCCGACTAAGGGCGTCACTCGCTATCTCATCATTGATCCGGCTGGTCGCAAAAACTGGTTCATGGCATGGATTGCGGTAGATGAGAGCGGATGCTGGTGGGTTTACCGCGAATGGCCTGACATTAACGTGGGCGAATGGGGTAAGTGGCGTGGAAACAAGTGGACGGCTGGCGAAGGCTGCAAGTCACTTGGCATGGGTATCAAAGACTACGTTGATTTGATTAACAATTGCGAGACCGGGGAAACCATATTTGAAAGAATCATAGACCCGCGCTTGGGTCAGGCGAAATACAGCCATGAGCGAGGACAATCTTCTATTATCGAGGACTTGGCGGACAACGGAGTTATCTGCCATGCCGCGCCAGGATTGCATGAGGATGACGGGTTGCAGTCGCTTCAAAGCAAAATGGCATGGGTCAACACCAAGCCACTCGACGCAATCAACCGCCCCCATTTTTACGTCTCCGAACGATGTGAGAACATCATTTGGGCCTTACAGGAATACACTGGTGCCCAAGGCCCAGACGAACAGGCCAAAGACCCAATCGACGTTCTCCGCTATGCGGCTGTTAGCGATATTTACTATGTTGACCCCAAAGATTTCAAGAACGTCAAAAGACGTTCCGGCGGTTATTGACCAAATTTCACCTTTATGAAGACACTGATTACTGATTTATCCAACGAGTTCTGTATTTCCGTCAATGAGTTGATGGCTTTCCAGCAGACTATGCCAGCCGATACCTACACTGGCGTCGGAAAGCGCACTTGGTTCACCGAAGAAGGCGTAAACCTGATCCGGCACCACTTCACCGGCCCGCATTGCAATTCCTCGTTACTTGTTGGCCAAGTTATAGGCCAATGCCGTAACCCTCGCATGGTTTATGCCGTCATTCCTAACCACGAAGGCAAGGTTGTCGTCAAAATCCCTGCCCGTCTCATCGGCAAACTAGATAAAAAGCGCATAGGTATCGAGAAAATTGTCCACGAAACCGAGACTATTTATCAATGGGCAAAAGTTGACCAAAATGCTAGTGTTTCGTAAAGACGCCCTGTAACAATGGAAAACAAAACCCACGAATCGCTTACCTATGTATCGAAGGAGCCGGATGTCTCCACATTGCGTAAAGCGTATGAATCGACCACCCTTGAACTGGCGTCTTACATCGACTTGTGCCGAACAAGTTATGATGATCGCCGTAACTACTGGCCTGGAAAAAGCCGTGACTTGCGAAAGCACGGTAGCGATGCTTTTCCGTGGGAAGGTGCTTCTGATACCGAAGCGCACGTTATTGACGAGCGTATTAACCGTCTCGTAGCGTTGGTGATGTCGTCGCTCAATCGGGCGAATGTGCGGGCGTTTCCGACAGAGGCTAGTGACATTCCGCGAGCCAAAATTGTGTCGTCGTTTATGAAGTGGATGAGTAGCAGTGGCTACATTCCACGCTTCAAACGCGAGATGGAGCTGGGCGCAAACTACCTTCTTGAGCGCGGCCTGCTTATCACCTACGTTGGTTGGCACCGCGAAGACCGAACCTATCTTCAGCAGTTTGACCTAGAGCAAATCGCGGCAGTTGCGCCGGACATTGCGCAAGCCGTTTTGACGGGCAATCAAGACGAGCAGGTAATTGCCATGCTCAAGCAGGCATTTCCAACCATTCAAGATAAGCGAGCTAAGAAGGCATTGGCTCAGTTGCGTAAAACTGGCAAAGCTGAACTTCCCATTGTTCGCCGCCAAGTTGATGCACCAATGGTGAAGACGCTTTCGCCGGACGGTGACTTCTTCTTTCCGCCATACGTTACCGACCCGCAGCGTGCCCCCTATTGCTTCTGGAAGACCTTCTACACCTCGCAGGAGTTGATGAACAAGATTTCCACCGATGGCTGGGATGAGGAGTGGGTCAATTACGTCATTGAGAAGCATCGCGGCGTAAACTCCGATACGACCGACAACTACATTGACGGGCGTAAGCAAATCTCGCTTTCCACTGTCCACACAAATGACAGTGATTTAATTGAGGTTATCTATGCCTACCAGCGACTCATTGACGAGGAAGACAACAGCGAGGGCATCTATTGCACCGTTTTCCACCGTGAGTTTAGCGGCAATGATGATGTAAACGGTTACGCCAAGTTTGAGTTGCTTAACGGCTACGAGGACTACCCTGTTGTCGTTACCCGACTCAGCGAGGACTCTAAGCGTCTCTATGACGTGCAGACCATTCCCGATATGCTGCGCGGTATTCAACAGCAGGTAAAGGTTGAGCGTGATTCGCGCATTGATCGAAACAGCTTGGCCACGCTTCCGCCGATCATGCACCCAATTGGCAACGCTCCTAGCGATTGGGGGCCTGGACGCTACGTTCCATACAAACGTGCTGGCGATTTCCAGTTTGGCCCTATTCCGCAGTTTAACGCTGGCTCTGTTGAAATGGAACAGACCATGCAGCAGCAAGCCGACCGTCTTGTTGGCCTAGACATTGACAACCCGCTTTCGCAGATCAAGCAACAGTTTATCGTGGACAAGTTCTTGTCGCACTCGGCGGAAGTCTTGAATATGTGCTATCGCTGCTTCCAGCGTTTCGGCCCAGATCAAGTGTTCTTTCAAGTGACTGGCGTTGCCGACCCGCAGCAGTTTAATAAGGGCAATCCAGACGAGAACTACGACACCACCATTTCCTACGATGTGCTTAATAACGATCCGGAGAATCAGGAGGCAAAACTCCAGCAGCTTGTGTCGCTTATTCAGCTTGATCGTAATGGGCGTATCAATGTTGACGCTCTGCTTGATACTATCGCCGCTTCTATTGATCCAGTTCTTGCTTCGTCTATTCTCCAGCCGTCACAAGCCGCTCAAGAGCAGGTAGTGCGTCAGGTTACGGACGACCTGACAAAGATTAGTGCGTCGATTGAAATGCCAGCGCGTCCGAACGGAGCACAAGTGGCTATGCAGGTCATTCAACAATACGTTTCGCAGCCTGACGTTCAACAGCGTTTGGCTCAGGATGAAGCGTTCCGTGAACGACTTGAGAAATATCAGGCTCAATACGTCTTCCAAATGCAGCAAGCGCAGAACGCGCAGATCGGGAAAATCGGGACTGCACCGGCATCTATGGGTGGTATGGAAACACAAGGAATGGGACAATAACATGAATTTAGAACAAGACTTGAAGTGGCTGAGCAATCACCCTCAGTTCGCTCACTTTGTAACGGTAATCAAGGAAAGCCGTGAGGCTTGCATTAGTGCCATGCACGAAGCAAAGCCGGAAAGTATCATGCAGATTAGTGGGCGCATACTCGCGTATGACGACCTTCTGCGGATGACAAATGCGGAAGAACTTATCCGCCGACATACGCAGTAATGTCCGTTGACGGGGGTGGTAATAATAAATTATCGCCCACCGTCTCAGGCGTTAATGAGCGTAAAAATATGTCTAATGAAGTTACTACGGAGGTCGCTGACTCCGACAACAAACCAGTGGAAAAGTCGAACATTACAGTTGCCGAGTTAGCCGCTCGACGACTCGGAGCCAATAAAAAAGCTCCCGTAGAAGCACCTGTTGCCAAAAAGGAGCCGGAAGCTGAACCCGAAAAGGCGCAGCAAGAGGAACCCGAAAAGCAAAAGGACAAAGACGTTCTTTCTAAGTTTGATCTTGGGGAAATGTCGGACGCCGAATTGCGTGAATTGTCGGAAAAGCTAGGCTCTCGCGCCGTAGCTCGTTTCGGTGAACTCACAGCAAAGCGTAAACAAGCAGAGGAACAAATTGCCGCACTTCAGGCCGAACTGAGTAAGCGCAATGAAGTGAGTCCGCTTGAGGTTAAGTCTAGCGAGAAAAATCCCTATGCTTCTCTCGAAACCATTGAATCTTTGCAGGCTAAGTCCCGCGAAGTGAATGAGGTTATTGAGTGGGCTGAGGATAAGCTCGATCAGGCCGATCACCTAGCGCACGACGATATTGTTACCACCATCGACGGCAAGGACATGACGAAGGCGGACGTGAAAGCCGCTCTTAAAAATGCCCGCAAAGCCAAAGACAAATTCCTGCCAGCGCAGTTGCAAGAGCTTCAAGCTCGCGAACAGCGTGCGCAGTTGAAGAAGTCTTTCGATGAGGGTGCCAGAAGGGAAATTGATTGGTTGAATGGCGAAGACAACGACACTCGTAAGCAATACGAAGCCATGCTTAGTGATAAGCGGCTCGCAAAGCTACGCGATGCCGATCCTGACGTTGCCGTTCAACTCGACTACATTTTGGCGCACGCCGCCAACTCGATGTATGGTCGCAAAACAATCCCGATGACGGAAACAAAGCCCAAAATCACACCTCCATCTAGCCCTGCTAGTGCAACTGGCGCATCCGAAAAGCCGGAAGCCCGCACAAGCAAAGCTATTTCAGAAACAGCTAAACGCTTTAGTTCGTCAGGCTCGATTAGTGACTACACCGCGCTCCGCGCACTTCAGCTATCTAAACGCTCTTAATGTCAGTGACCATAAACCCAACCTAACCTAACATCATGGCCTTCTCCCAGACCTACGACACAACCAATCCTGGTTCTGCTGTCTCCAACCGCGAGCAACTGCTCGACGTTCTCACTATTCTCGCCCCCGAGGAAACCCCCGTTCTCTCTGGTGCTTCCAAGACCAAGGCTTCCGCCACTTTCGTTGAGTGGACTGTTGATGCCCTGTCTGCCCCCGTGACCACTGGTGTTGCGGAAGGTGCCGATGTGACCACCTTCACTGATAAGTTCAGTGGCCGTGCTCGTCTCGGCAACTATGTGCAGAAGTTCCGCCGCGACTTCATGGTTTCTGACCTCCAGAACGCCGTTGATAGCGTCGGCCCTGCCAAGATTGCTCAGGCCGAGGCTAAAGCTGTCCGCGAGATTAAGCGCGACATTGAAGCCACCCTCTGCTCTAGCAACGACCGTTCTGCCGAAGATGGTGCTGGCACAACCTATGCCCTCCGTGGCTTGGGTAAGTGGATTGACACCTCCCCTGGTGCTGATGTCCCCGCCGCCTACCGCACTCCGTCT